GGGCGGTGGGTTCTCCTGCTCAAGCCGCAGACGCGCAACCTGCAACAGAACGCCTTGCTTCACGCCCGCTTGACCGAGATTGCCGCCAAGCACGAATGGGCCGGAGCCAAGCGCTCGGCTGAAACGTGGAAACGCCTGATGACGGCAGCGTGGCTCAGGGCTCGCGGTGAGTCGGTGGAGATTCTTCCTGCCATCGACGGGCACGGGGTGGATGTGGTGTTCCGCAGGACATCGGACCTGACCAAGGCGGAATGCGCGGAGCTGATCACGTTCATTGATGCATGGGAAGCCAGCCTGTGATCCGTACCAAGATGCCCCGTTGCAAACATTGCCGGGTCAAGTTCGTCCCTGAGAGGCTGGGGCAAATCGTCCACCCGGAGTGCATCCTTGGGTACATCGAAGCGCAAAAGGCCAAGCAAGCCGCCAAGCAGCGAGCCGAAGCCAAAGCCAAAGCCCGAGTGGATCGGGCGAAGGACCGAGCAAGGCGCAGCGCGTTGGCGACGATTCCTGAACTGATCGCAGCAGCACAGGTCGCCTTTAACGCCTACATCAGGGCTCGCGACAGGGAGAAGGGCTGCTTTGTATGCGAGCGCCCATTCCTTGATGGCGTCCCGGGTCGGGTCCAGCACGCCGGGCACATTCGCAGCCGTGGAGCAGCTGGGCATCTCCGGTTCAACGAGGACAACTGCATGGGCGAATGCGAGGGCTGCAACGGCCCGCATGGAGCCAAGCCGCATCAGATTGAGGCCGGAGCCGTTCGCCGCATCGGTCAAGAACGTTTTGACGCCCTGAAGAACGACAACACACCGCACAAGTGGACCCGTGAGGAGCTTGTCGGCATCCGCACAACCTACAAACAGAAGCTGAAGGAACTGAAGGCATGACGACCGCATACGTCATTGAACGAGGAATCCCCATCCCCCGGGGCAGAGGTAGCGCAGTGCCGAGCCCGCAAGGCCCGCGCACGCCTTGGACGCAGACGCTCGACGCCCTAGAGGTCGGAGAGTCCGTCAAGACCGCAGAAGCACGCGAGTACAACGCCGCCGTCCAGTTCGCCGCAAAGGTCAAGCCCAAGCGCTTTGCCTTTCGCAAGGTAGACCGGGAAGGGTGGCGGATTTGGAGGACAGAGTAGTGCGGACGCTGGAATGGTTCATGGAGCGATGCGCCGAGGACTGCGACTGCATGCTGTGGACGCAATCCCAAGACGGCGGCGGCAGGCCAAAGCTGACCATCCGCAAGGGTGACACGCGCTCGACGCAGACCGTCCAGCCTCGCCGTGAGGTGTGGACTCTGGCTAAGGGCGAGATCCCGAAGGGCCGGTACGTCACGGCGAAGTGCGGCAACCGCCTGTGCCTGAACCCTGAACACCTGGAGCTGATTACCCGGGGCGAGGCAACCCGCAGGACGGCACAGCGGGCAGACACGCAGATGCGTCGGCACATCGCAGGATTGAAGTCTAGGGAGCGCTCCGAGAGGGATATGAGCATTGCCCGCTACATCCGGTCTAGCAACAAGACAGGGGCTGCGCTGGCCCGTGAACTGAACATTCCGCCGACGACTGTTTCCGCCATCAAGCTAAACAAGCGGTGGAAAGAGACGCAGGGCAACCCGTTTGCGGGGCTGATGTGAAGAAGGGTCAGCAGCGCCAGGAGATTGAACGCCTGCGCCGGAAGGCAATGAAGCGCGGACTGGCGCTGAAGACAGCATCCCTGACCGACAACGAGGTTGCCGAGAAGGTGCAGGGAACGGGCGACCCGCTACTAGTCTCGATGGAATGGAAGGCGCTCCGTCGCGTCATCCTGAATCGGTACGGGGCGAAGTGCATGTGCTGCGGCGTTGTTCCGACCGACCCGACGCAGGTCAATGTGGATCACGTCAAGCCGCGCAAGTTCTACCCCGAACTGGCGCTAGACCCCGACAACCTGCAAGTCCTCTGCGGGCGCTGCAACAAGCGCAAAGGCAACAAGGACACCGACTATCGGCATCACCCTGCCGCAGCTTTTGTATGAACGGAGATCGCCAGGCGCTCCCTTCCTGCCTGGCACATAGGAGAGAACGCATGTCGGAATCGCTTGCTGAAGCGTTACCCAAGGAAATGGAACGTGTCCGCGTGGTGCTCGGGCACTACAAGGAGATTGGCCCGGCTGGCATGTTCGGCGCTGGCTTTATTGAGGCGGATCTGCGCGAGGCAGACAGGGCAGTGATGAGCGGCGATGTCGTGCGGATGATTCAGGCTTACGAAAAGCTCAAAGACATCAAGGGCTGACCGGCTCCAACAAATAAACAGAGGAAGGGCGACACATGAAGCGTGATTTGGTCGATTTCTTTATCGTGGAAGACCACCAGGTAGCCATGCACCTCCGCCTGGAGAACTGGTCACGCTTCGTTGAAGTCCTGCGGATGCGGGGAGGGCGGCAGCATCCCATGTGGGCCAAGTCCCTGAGCAACAGCCGCCAATGGCACGAACCGGAACTGAGGCTACCCACAGACGAAAAGGACGGGATCGCGCTGGAAAAGGGCGTTGCCATGCTCCCGACCCAGCACCGGGACGCCCTGCGGTGGAACTACGTTTATCGAGGTGGGCCGCTGCACATGGCCCGTAAGCTCGGAGTCTCCAAGGAGGGGCTGCTGAAGCTGGTACGGGACGCCCGCCAGATGCTCATAAACCGTCGCGTCTGAAACAATCGCACACAAAAGAGTTGCACACGACTTGACGGGGCTGTGATAATAGAGGCCGACACCAGCGCATACGCACTCATGTCCATTCCTTGCGGGGGCACAGGTGCCAGTAAGGAGGCAAACACCTAGCGATCCCGGTTGCCATAGGCCCTGGCTGCGGACGTTAACCTTCCGAAGGTCGCTAGTTGTTTGCTCTGCATCGCTGGAACATGGCATCTAGGGTTAAGGGTTGCGTCTAGTGGCCGCCCAAAGATGCGTGGTCAGGTCCATTGCCCCCTGCTGCGAGGCTCCAAAGTACACGGAGCCAGCAGAGCAAACTAGTACCCGCTCTGCGAAAGCACCGGGCTTCAAGTCCTCGCAAGAGGCCATCCGGGTTGATCTCCGGGTGTTGTATCAGGTGGCTTAGGCAGGAGGTACGCCAGTCCTAGGACCGTGATACCCGGATCGACACCGGGAGCCACCACCACATTCAGAGGCCCGCCAAGTGCGGGCTTCGTCGTTTTCGGGGTCACTCCACACGCTCAGGGGTCACAGCTCGCGCAGCAGGATCGCGTTATCCAGCTAGCAGCATCGACGCCACCTACGGATAGCGCCCCGAACCCCGCAGTTGCCATCCTGGCAAACCTTCAGCCGCCCCTAACCCGGGCGGCTTTCTTTCATTCAAGGACACCATGAATCGACTCAGAGCAGGGGGAGGGGGCGCAGGCGGGGATTCTTTCTCTCCCTTCTCTCTGTACGCTGGTGGAACTGAAAAGGGCCTGTGGCTTGACCCCAGCGCGAGCAGCACCGGATATCAGGACACGATCGGCACTGCTGGAGTGCTCAATCAGCCTATCGGGACGCGGCTGGACAAGAGGCTGGGCGCGGCACTCGGTTCCGAACTCATCACCGTCGCCGCCGACCGCGACTTCTCTAGCGACACGGGTTATTGGACGAAGAACGCGGGCGTAACGATTTCGGGCGGCGCTTGTGTGTTCACAGCGGTGGCCAACGGATTGGGGCTCCAGAAGGGCGGGCTTGTTAGCGCCGGTAAGTTCTACGAAGTTTCATTTGAGATTACTGCTTATACCGCTGGCGGATTCGCCATTTACGCTGGCGGCACCCTAAGTGCAGCGAAGACTGCCGTTGGCGTTCACACGGTTCGCGTTGTTGCCGGTTCTTCTGACACGGTATTACAACTCTATGCAGTCGGCGAGACAACGGGTTCGGCCGACAACATTTCCCATAGGGAAGTCACTGGCAACCATGTCCGCCAGTCCACTGCCGCCGCTCGCCCGGCGTGGAAGCTCAATGGCTCGATCTACTCGGACCTGCTGGATGGTGTGGATGACGGCTACGCGACGGCCACGCTCACTGCTGGCACGCTTTCAGCGGACATGGATCTGTTCTTGGTGGTCAAGCGCAACAGCTCTGCAGCCTTTGTCCTGGCATCGGAAGACACGGCGGACGCAACGCGGTATATCGGCCTCGGTAGCAGTGGAAGCGGCACGGCTGCTGTAGCTGGGGCTGGAACGCTGTGGAGTGTGTTTGCTGACGGCCTCCAGGTTGGTGCGGTCAATAGCGTCACCGGTGACCAGCTAAACACGGCGATGCCGAGCGGGGCCTACAAGGTGGTCGAGTTCCGCAACCTTGATTTGTCGGCGTGGACCAAGTTCACCCTTGGTCTGTACACCTCCTTCATGCTCAGCGCGGATGTAGCGGGCGTGATTGCCTGCCCTGCGCAGACCAGCTCAGTCCGTACCCAAATCCGCAGATGGCTCGGCGCAAAGGCAGGACTCACACTATGAGCTGGTCACACCGCACGATGGTTGTTTCGGCCGCTCATGTGGCCCTGGCGCGCTCTCTTGCCGAGGGCATCGCACCTGGCGGCTCCGGTGCGGGAATGTGGGTTACAGCGCTGTCCACCAGCGGCAACGCTCCTGCAACGCACTACATCAGTAACGGGCACATCAAGCCTGAGTTCGCCGCGCTGCTGGGGGACGCGCAGGCCACGTACCAAGCCGCTGGCGGGCAGGTTTCGCTCGCCTCCCTCCAGGCTATGTACGCAGCCGCAACCATTCGCTCAGACCTGTCGCCCCAGCAAGTGCAGGAGCTTCTAGCCGGACTCAACTTGCAGGTGGTGCGATTGTGAAACTAGCCCTCTACAAGGGGCCGGGCAAGACGCTGCTTCACAAAGCCCTGCACAACATCATCTGCCGAGTCACGCAAAGCCAGTACAGCCACTGCGAGCTGGTGATCGGTGGGGTTTGCTACACCTCCTCCAACCGTGACGGTGGAGTGCGAGCCAAGGCGATGACGCTGAACGCGGGACAGTGGGATGTGTACGAGATCGAGGGCGACGAGGCCAAGGCGCTCAAGTGGTTTCAAGAGCACATGGGACAGGGCTACGACTGGTTCGGCACTCTGAAATTCATCTTCCCGTTCATCCCGAACGGAAAGAAGACCTGGTTTTGTAGCGAGGCTTGCGCGGCTGCTCTGGGGGTTGCCGACCCGGGGATGGTCAGCCCGCAGGATCTGCTGGACGAATTGATTGAACAGAAGGCCGGGCAGACCGGGCACATGGAGAACAAGCATGGCTGACGCATTCAACCCAATCCCCAAGAGCACCGTCCAGCTTTCGGTGACGACCACCTCCGCACGGGTTGCTATTCCCACTGTGGGGCGTCGGGCTAACTCCGTTCGGGTGGTCTACACGGCTGGCACTGACGCTGCCCGCATCTGTGCTGGCGATTCGTCGGTAACGGCAACGACCCTGACGGACATGCGCTGCCCAAACCCTGGCACGCCTTGGCTGTACGCCGAGGCTTTCAGCATTGACCCGAGCGCAACGCACATCGCAGCAGTGACCGACAGCGGCACCTGTTCGCTTGAGTTCACTTTCGGATTCGGGCAGTAACAACCAAGAGGGCGACCAACCTTCGGGAGTCGCAAGGAACATGGCAAGGCCGACTGAGTACCGCGAGGAGTATTGCGAGCAGGTCATCGAGTACGGGAAAGCGGGTAAGTCTCTGGCGTGGATAGCCGCAGAACTGGACGTTTCCAAGCAAACCCTCCACAACTGGATGGCCGCTCACCCTGAGTTTATGGACGCCATGGACGCGGCCCGGGCTCACTCGCAGCGCTGGTGGGAAGATGCAGGGCAAAACGGCATGGCCGCTCCCGGCTTCAACGCCTCAATTTGGTCTCGCAGCATGGCCGCTCGGTTTCCTGATGATTGGCGCGAGCAAAAGGGTGTTGAGCTGACCGGCAAGGACGGCGGCGCAGTCAAGACGGAGAATCACTGGACCATTGAGGTAGTGGAGGCGAATGCCAAAGCTGACGCTTCCTAAGAAGCTGCTGCCTCTCCTGAGCCCCAAGCGGTACAAGGTTCTGTATGGAGGCCGGGGAAGCTCCAAGAGCTGGTCTGTCGCTCGGGCGCTGATCCACAAGGCGACTATCAGCCCGATTCGCGTTCTGTGTGCGCGAGAAACGCAGAAGTCGATTCAGGAGTCGGTTCACCGCCTGCTGAAGGATCAGATTCAAGCCTTGGGCGTTGAACACCTGTTCGACATTCAAGAGACAAAGATTGTCGGGGTGAATGGCTCCGACTTCGCCTTTGCAGGCATTCGCCAGCAGGGCGTGGCTAACCTGAAGTCGTTTGAGGCTGTAGACGTTTGCTGGGTGGAAGAGGCGCAAGTCGTCACCAAGAAGTCTTGGGATGTCCTGGTGCCCACGATTCGCAAGCCGGGCTCCGAGATCTGGATCACGTTCAACCCCGAGCTGGAAGACGACGAAACCTACAAGCGTTTCGTTCTGGACGCTGATGAGGATGTGTGGGCCTGTCAGGTCAACTACTCAGACAACCCTTGGTTTGACGAGGTGCTCGAGAAAGAGCGGGTCAAGATGCTGGCCCGTGACCCCATTGGCTACAAGACCACTTGGGAGGGACAGTGCAGGCCAGCGGTCGAAGGCGCGATCTATGCCAATGAGATCGGCAACGTAGTTGAGACAGGGCGCATTCGGGCAGTTCCCTATGACCCGATGCTCAAGGTTCATACGGTGTGGGACTTGGGGTGGAACGATTCGACTTCCATCATCTGCGTTCAGCGAGCAGGCGCAGAGGTTCGCATCATTGACTACATCGAGGGCGACCACAGGACGCTAGCCGACTACGCGCAGGACATCAAGGCGCGGGGCTGGAACCGTGGGACGGACTGGCTTCCTCACGATGGCAACGCCAAGAGCTTGCAGACCGGCAAGAGCCCCAAAGAGGTTCTAGGGCAGTTGGACTGCAATCCTGAGATTGTGGACAACCTGGAGGTGGAGCAGGGCATACACGCTGCAAGGCTGATGTTCCCCCGTTGCTACTTCGACAAGGACAAGACGGCTCCGCTGACCAACGCTCTAAAGCGGTATCGGCGGCAGCAAAACCAAGTGACCGGTGCTTTCGGCGCTCCATTGCACGACGACAACTCGCACCCGGCAGACGCCTTCCGCTATCTGGCGGTGGTGGTGGACAAGCTCGGGAATGAGCAGTGGGGCGGGAAGATCAACTACAGAAACAGGGTGACAGCTTGAAGGTGCTTGAAAAGGGCGATACGTACTTTGTTGCGTTGGTCACTGGTGAGGTTTACCAGGGCATCTATCGCGGCTTCCATTCGGTTACGCAATCGCACTGGTTTGAGCCTAGCCCGTTCGCGTCTGCTTACTGCGGGAAGCCGTGGGTTCACGACTCGCAGATTGCTGCCGCCATTTCTCTCGGACAGCCGCAGCGCAACGGTGAATTTGTTGCTGCTTTGACTCGCATTCTGGAGTAACGATGACCTCCGACGAAATCATGCACGTTCTGCGCCTGACCGCGATGAGCCGGGTGAACCATCCCGACCAGCAGCGGTTCTGCGAGGCGCTGGAGAAGGTGTTTGCTCGCGCTGAGCCTGCCGCTCCTGCGGAACTGGCCGAGCGGGCGCTGCCGACGATGGCAGACATTGCGGACGGCTCGGTGAACCCGACTGAGACGCCGCTGATGGCATCCAAGCGCACCCGCAAGCCGAAAGCTGACTGATGGCAAAGATGGACGAACTGCGCCTGCTATCCATCCTGCAAGCGCAGGAGGATGACTCGGCATCCTTCACCTGGGGAGCACTCGCCGAAGAACGCGAAGCCTCCATGAAGGAATACTTCCGGATGCCGTATGGCACGGAAGAAGAGGGCTGGTCGCAGATCGTCACTTCTGACGTTCAGGATACGGTGGAGTGGATTCTTCCGGCTCTGCTCAAGATCTTCACCAGCACCGACAAGGCGGTGTCGTTCGACCCGACCCGCGCCGAGGATGTGAAGGGCGCAGAGCAGGCCACCGACGCCTGCAACTACGTCTTCTACAAGCAGAATGATGGCTTCCTGACCCTGTACACGGCGTTCAAGGACGCTCTCACGGTCAAGAACTGCGCCGTCATGTGGCGCAAGGAAACCAAGCGCGTCAAGACGGTCACGCCGGTCAAGGGTGCGTCCGTCGAGATGCTGCAACTCGTCCTGGACGAGGCGGGCAAGGACGCGAAGATTGAGGCAGCGACCCCGACGCAGGTTCAGGGTGTAGACCCGATGACGGGCCAGCCTGTCATGGAAACGGTCTACGACGCCCGCATCGCCCGCTACGAGGAAAAGACCACCGTCAAGGTGGAGGCGTTCCCGCCTGAGGAGCTGCTGATCAAGCGGGATTGGACGAGCCCGATGCTCTCCGATTGCCCCTACGTCGCCCGTAACCTGCGCGTGACCCTCTCTGACTTGCATGAGATGGGCTACACGGACGTTACGGCTGACGACCTCGGCGAGTCGGATGCAGTCAACGTCAGCGCAGACAAGTCTCTGCGGGATAGCCGGGTGGGCCAGCATGAGGCCCTGAACCAACCTTCGCGCATCGACAGCGACGACGAGAGCCAAACGGAAGGCTTCCTGCGCATCGAGTATGTCCTGGTGGACTATGACGGTGACGGCGTGGCCGAGCGGCGCTGTGTCTATCGGCTGAAGAACAAGATCCTCAAGAACGAGGAGGCCGAAGAAGTCCCGTTTGCCACCTCCAGCCCTATCCTCAACCCGCATCGCTGGGACGGGATGAGCGTTGCGGAGACGGTGAGCGACCTTCAGAAGCTGCGAACGGAACTGACCCGCCAGATGGTCAATTCCGCTGTGCTGGCGAACAATCCGCGCACGAAGGTTTTGACGGACGCGCAGTGGGCACCTCTGGCGAACATTGACGACCTCTTGACCTCCGCGCCGGGTCGCATCCTGCGGCAACGGACTGCCGATGCCATTCAGGAGCATGTGACGCCTTGGGTTGGCGGTCAGATGTTCCCGATGCTGGAATACATCGACCACATGCGGGAGCAGCGCACGGGCGTATCCCGGGCTATGCAGGGCATTGACGGCAACGCCCTGCGCCACGACCGCACCGCAGCCGAGGTGATGCAGACGGCCAATGCTGCCGCAGCACGAATCGAGCTGATCGCCCGCATCTTCGCGGAAACGCTAGTCAAGCCGATCTTCCGGGGCATTTTCAAGCTGCTCTCTGATGGCGACATGGAGCCGCTGGCCTTCCGTCTGCGCAACGAGTTTGTTCAGTTCGACCCGAAGGAATGGCGGGACGGCTACGACATGACTATCAATGTCGGTCTTGGCACGGGTGACAAGCAGCAGCAGGCCGCTCTGTTGCAGGCGATCTTCACCCAGCAAGGCGCATTGGCTGCGTCCCCCATTGGCCCGCTGCTGATCAAGCCGAAGAACATCTACAACACGGTCAGCAAGATCGTGGAGAACGCCGGGTTCAAGAACGTAGGCGACTTCTACGCCGACCCGGGTGAAGCGCCCATTCCCGAGCCCGGCCCGCCTCCTGAGGTGGCACTGGAGCAGGCCAAACTCGCCGCAGATGCTCAGAAGTTCCAGGCCGAGACACAGCGGACCATGCAGATTGAGGAGCTTCGCGCTCAAGCCAAGCTGATGGAGACGCGGGGCACGCTGGAACTGCAAGCAGCCAACGACCAGCGCGACTCCGAGCGGGAGACGCTGAAGGCCATGCACGAACGCGAGCTAGAGGGCTTGCGTCTGGAGCTTGACCGCTACAAGACGGACGCGGACAACAAGACGCGCATTCAGGTCGCACTGATCAACCAGCAGGGCAAGGCGCAAGCCGCAGCCTTCAACGCCGCACAGAAACAGGACGCGAATGACCGAGCAGCAGATCAGCAACCGGGGGCTTGAGGCGGCTCAAGTCCTGGAGAGCCAGGCTTACAAGGACGCGATGGAAGCCCTGCGCAGCGCAGTGGTTGCCAAGTGGCGCGAGGTGTCTGTCCGTGACAAGGAGGGCCTTGTCCTGACGCACCAACTGATGACGCTCGCCGACACCTTTGAGGGCATCCTGGCGGGCTACGTCGAGGCGGGCAAGTTCGCTGCTCGCAGCCTGGATCTGGATCACGTTCGCAATGAGACACCGATACAAAGCATTTTGCGTCGGACGTTTACCCGGTAGCCACCTACCACTTGGGCTCCGCAGTGATGCGTCCCTAACTCTCCCTGGTGGCATGGGGGAGGGTTCAGACTGAAAGCAATCGAATGTCTTTGTCTAGCGGACAAGCCGATACCGGCCCCGTCTCCATTGACGATGTGGCGCAATTCCTGGTCGATAACCCCGAGGCCGACCTAGAGGAAGAGAGCCAAACCCCTGAGGAATCCGAAGAGGGCAACTCCGAGGGCGAGGAAGAGGAAGCACCTGCTGACGACGAATCCGAAGAGGAAGAGTCCGAGAAGCCCAAAGAGCAGACAAGCGGCCTGAAATTCAAAGTCCCGGTCAAGGGTGAGGACGGGTCGGATACCGCAATCGAGGTAGACGAAAAGGAACTCATCGCAGGCTACCAGCGGCACGCGGACTACACCCGCAAGACGCAGGAGCTGGCGAACAAGGAACGTGAGGTAACGCAGGCAGTGGCGGCGAAGCTCGAAGAGGGCCGCAATCACTTCATGCAGCAGGCACAGGTGGCACGCACTGTTGCCCTGCAACTCGCGGGCCTGAAGAGTCCCCAGGAGCTTGCACAGCTCGCGCAGGTTGATCCGGCTTCATGGGCCGTCGAGAAGCAGCGCGCAGACAACATCAACGCCTATGTGGCATGGCTTGAACAGAGCCAGCGCCAAGAGGGCGAGAAGATGACGCAGGCGCAGCAGGAAGAGGCGCAGCGGGAGATTTCCCGCGCATGGGGCGTGCTGGGACAGCAGGGCATCGACAAGCCCAAGCTGGTCCAGATTTACGACAAGGTGAGCGCGAAGTACGGCATCCCGAAGGAACGTCTCTCCGCGATTACTGACCCTGCCTTGGTCCTGTTGATGCGTGATGCAGCGGCTTACCAGGGGCTCAAGGAAAAGAAGGCTGAAGTGACGGCAAAGGTGAAAGAAGCACCGAAGCTGCCGCCGCAACGCCAGGGCGTGCCGAAGAACGAGCAGCGGGCCGAACAACTCAACAAACGGTTCTCCTCCGGGAAAGCCAAGTTGAGCGACCTCGCGGCTTACATCGCAAATAGTTGATTGCATCGCTGAGAAGCGACCACAGAGGAAACCAAAATGGCTCTGCCGACCAATACCTACACCCGCTACACGGCGGGCACGAACGTTCGTGAAGACCTGATCGACAAGATCACCAACACGAGCCCCGAAGAAACCCCGGTGATTTCCAGCATGGGCCGCGCCACTGCTGAGAACACCTACCATGAGTGGCAGCGTGACTCCCTGCGCGCCGCCAACAAGGACAACGCCGCTCTTGACGGTGACGACGCTACCGGCTCGGCCAAGACCGCTCCGGGTCGCGTGGCGAACTACTGCCAGATCTTCCAGGACACCATTGTTGTGTCGGGTCGTGCGGAGATCGTCAAGAAAGCAGGCATGAAGTCCGCGATGGCCTACAACAAGGCCAAGGCGTACAAGGAACTGCAACGCGACATGGAGAGCATGGCGCTGTCGTCCAACCCGGCTGTGGCCGGTGCGACGGCGACCGCTCCGAAGTCGGGTGGTCTGGGCGTGCTGATTTACACCAACGTGCTGCACAACGGCGCTGGTGCGACTGCTGCTCACACCTCCGGCGCTCCGACGACTGCCGTGACCGCTGGCACGAACCGGACGTTCACCGAGACGCTGCTGAAGTCGGCTGCTCAGAGCACGTTCAACGCCTGCGGCAAGGTGCCCCCGATGGTGGTGATGTCCGCTTCGCACAAGCAGACGTTCTCCAGCTTCGCCGGTATCGCGGTCAACCGCTTCCAGGTGGGCAAGAAGGAGCAGGGTCGCATCGTTGGCGGTGCCGATGTCTACATGTCTGACTTCGGCGAGATGGAAATCGTCCCGCACTACATCATGTCCGGCGCTACGGTCGTCTACGGCCTGAACCCCGAGTACAACGATGCGGTGTACCTGCGCGGCTTCCAATCGACCAAGCTGGGCAAGTCCGGCGACAACGAGCGTGAGCAAGTCCTGGTGGACGCCTGCGTTCGCACGACCAGCGAAGCGGCGCAGTTCAAGATTGCCGACCTCACGGCGTAATCGGCAGTAGCTGACCGAGGGCCAGCCTAAACCGCTGGCCCTTTTTCTTTCTCCTAACGTCGAGACGACGCCGGAACCCATGACCATCCTGACCATTGATGAGGGTATCTCCAAAGCCACGGGGATCAAGACCCGCACCCACTTTGAGGATGACTCCATCGTTATCCAGAAGACGGTGGACATGGAGCCTTACCTGCAACAGGCCGCACTAGCCCGTGAGGCGAACCAGGGTAAGCGTTGGGGTGAAGGCATGACCGTGGGGACGCTCCCTCCCGATGTCTACGGCCAGGTTCTGACCATCCGTGATCCGCAAGAGCGCAAGAAATTCATCCGCGCCTACTTCCAGGCCAATCCCCTGCTCGTTCATTACGAGCCGTACCTGAAGGGTTGATATGGCCCTGACTACGTACACCGAACTCAAGGCGGCAGTCGCTGACCTCGCGAACCGCACCGACCTGACCAGCCAGATTGTTGATGCAATCTCCTTGGCCGAGGCCGAGATGCAGATTGACTGCAAGCTAGTGGAGTTTGAGGCCGACTCCTCCATCACCATCACCAGCGGCAGCGGCCCCCTTCCTACAGGCTTTCTGAGCCTGCGTGCTGCCTATTGGGATGCCAGCACCAAGCAGCCGCTCACCTACATGGCTCCCGACCGCTTCAACGAACTGCGTAACAGCACGGGCGGCGTTCCGAGCTACTACACGCTCTCCGGTTCCACCATCCGCGTGGATGAAGGCGCAAGCGGCACGGTTGTTGCCATGTGCCACCTGCGGTTTTCTCCTCTTTCGGGCTCTGTCGCATCCAACACGATCCTTGCGAACTTTCCCAATGCGTACCTCTATGGGGCGCTCAAGCATGTCTGCATCGTGACGGAGGATGACGCCAAGCTCCAGAAGTTTGGCACTCTGTTCAACGCCGAGAAGCAGCGCATTGATTCGTACATCGGTGCTCGCCGTTGGGCCGGTCCTTTGCAGATTCGCGCCCGATGAAATACACCATCCCCGACTGCGGCAAAGGGGTCAACTTCGACCTTTTGCCCTCGGAGCTTGAGCCGGGCGTCTGGTCTGCGGGCACGTACAACTACCGCTTCCGCTCGGGGTTTGCTCAGTTGTGGGACGGTGCGGCGATGTACTTCGACACGCCCGCAATCATTCCCCAATGGGGGATGCCGTATGCGACTGCCTCTGCGAAGTACGGCTTCTACGTCACCTCAACCAAAGCCTATTACGCGGACAGCGCGGCCAACAGCTTTGAGATCACCCGAAAGACTGATGGCATCGTCATCACGAACCTGACCAGCGCAGGAACGACCGTGACGGCGACCACTGCCAGCGCTCACGGGCTGACTGCTGCTGTCTCGGTGGTGGATGTGTACGGAGCCTTGCCCTCCACGTACAACGCTACGGGCGTGACTGTGGCGACGACTCCCACGGCTACGACCTTCACCTATACGGTCGCCTCTGCGCCTGCTGTGAGCCCGGCTACGTCCTTCGGTGCTTACTCCGGCTCGGCCACCTCCAACTTTTCCGCCCTATCTGGACTCCAGCGCTACACCGGAGGCCCGTTCAACGGCTTGATGCTGTTCAACCATCCCGGGGCTGGGCTCTATTTCTGGTCGGGCGACACCTCCACCAAGATCCGGAAGCTCCCCGGCTTCTCGGGAACGTCTACTTGGAATACCGCTGTTTCCGTCCGTTCGTTCAAGAACTTCATCATTGCCATCGGCACGACCGAGAACGGCACGACCAAGCGGCAAAACGTGAAGTGGTCGGATGCTGTGGTCGATCCGGGTTCGATCCCCACCACTTGGACGGCTAGCGACACCAACCAGGCAGGCGAGACGAACCTTGCGGAGACTGCTGGAGCTGGCGTGGACTGCCTGCCGATGGGCGACGTAAACATCGTCTACATGGCCGACGCTCGTTATGCCATGCAGTACCTCAAGGGCTCAGATCAAGTATTCGAGTTCACGCGCCTACCTGGTGACTCCGGCCTTGCCTTCCCGAACTGCGTTGTCGATACGCCTGTCGGTCATGTGTTTCTCACGCCTGACTATGACGTAATGGTGTCTAACGGTGGCGAGCCTCGGAGCATCGCTGCGGGCCGGGTCAAGCAGTTCCTGCAAGCCAACATCACCCCGGCTTACGCTCACCTCTCGTTCCTGTGCCTGAACCCCTTGTATGAGGAGGTGATGGTGTGCTTTGCCAAGAACGCATCGACCTGCTGTGACAAGGCGCTCGTCTGGAACTACAAGGACGACAAGTGGGGTTATGTGGATCTGTCGAGCGGTGCGGTTGCCACTTCGGGCGTGACGTTCGCCTCGCATGGTCAGTGGCCTAACGCCCTGCCGCAGGTGGAGAACCAAAACTGCATTGGTTATCTGTGCTCCAACACTGTCGATACAAGTCTCAACGGCATCTACACCAACGCTGAGGGCGGAGGCGGTGGGCGGTTCTTTGAATCGAACATTGACGCCCAACTTTGGCGGGAAGGCTTGGACTGCGGCGACCGCGACAGGATGAAGACGCTGCAACGCTCGCGCTGGAACATTGACGGCAATGCGGACACGTTCACCGTGCGTCACGGATCGTCCAAGTTTGCCGATACAGCCGCTGATTTTGTTGTGGCCAGCACGTACACGGTTGGGACCAGTGACTACAGTAATGCTCGTTCGACACAAGGCCGATTTTTAGCGCTTCGGTTGACGACTGTGGCACATGTTGCCACTCCATCAGTGCGGTCTATTGATTTAGATATCACTCCGGGTGGTACGCGTTAAAATATCGAATTAACCAAAGCTTAAAACCATACATGTTGATCGCTGAACGACTACGCGAACTGCTTGACTATGACGCTCAAACGGGGGTGTTTACATGGAAAGTGCGCACTTCTATTCGTACGGCAGTTGGCATGAGAGCTGGCGGTGTTGGCGGCCCGGGTTACTGGATGATCAGCGTGGACAGTAAGCGCTATTACGGGCACAGGCTAGCGTGGTTGTATGTCTTCGGTGAGTGGCCAAAGGATGGCGAAATCGACCATATAAACGGCGACCGCATCGACAATCGCATCAGCAACCTGCGTGAGGTTTCGCGCTCTAAGAACAACGAGAACAAGCGCGAACCATTGCCGAACAACAAGAGCGGATATCTTGGCGTCTTCCGCAAACGCTCCCGTTGGACCAGCCGAATCCGGGTGAACGGCAAGACGCATTCACTTGGTGGTTTCGACACCCCTGAGGCAGCGCATGCGGCCTATTTATCCGCTAAACGAATACTTCATGAAGGCTGCACGATTTAACAAGACCCGCTTCGGCGGGTTTTTCTTTGGGGCATGCGAATGAGGACGTTCAGGGCAGGCAACCAGCCGACGCTGGAGCTTCGCAAGCTCGCCAACGACATCGAGAAGGCGGCGAACAGGGCTGACGACCGCATCGCCTTGCAGTACCTGAACACAGCACCTGAGCGGCCCTCGGACGGGCTCTACCTGTCGTCTGCTGGCGTCCTTGGGGCTACTCGCGGGCTGTACCGATACGACTCGGCCAGCGGCACTTACACATTCATCGCGTAGGGGAGAGACATGGAAGGCAACTTTGATCAGCAATGGGCGCTGCCGCAGACCTTCGGGGCTGGCAATGCGCTGTCCCCGGAGCTTCTGAAGTGGATGGCGCAGCAGCAGCCTAGCGCCTCCGGGTGGGATGGCGGTGGCTACACCTTCGGCGACTACACGGTAGCGCCTGTGAGCGGCATTCAGACCAACTCTGACGGCACGATCACCAACCTTGGTGCGCAGGGCTACGTCTCGGAAAACAACGCGCTTAGCCAGCAGCAGAACGTCGCCAACCCCAACGCGGTTGCGAACCTGTACGGGCAGGATGGCAGCTATCAAAGCTCGTTCACCCCCGAAGACCCCTACGCCCAAGACCCGATGGAACTGGCGATCCTGGCGGCTATCGCTGCGGGTGGCGGTGCGACTTTGATGGGCCTAGGTGGCGGCGGGCTGGGGCTCGGTAACTCCGCGCTCGGCTCGCTCGGCGGCCTCGGCGGTGTCGCTGAAGCTGGCACCGGAATCGGGATGATGGGCGGGTCGGGTGCGGCTACTGCGGCGGGTGGGCTTGCCGGTGCGACTAGCACGATGGGCGGAGCGCCTGGCCTCAGCGGCTTGAGCGCTGTAGATTTGACCGCTACAGGGTTGCCGCTCGACGCTGCTGGTAGCGTGATTGGGTCGCAGGCGGGCGGCGGCCTGATGTCGAATG